ATCCAAAGGCCAAGGCCAAGAAGAAGGCATACGATACGGAATACCATTCTTCTCCCGAGAGGAAGAAATACAGAGCAGAGTTAAACCGCCTCCGTAGAAAGGCTGGAAGGTATGGTAATGGGGATGGGATGGACTACGACCATACAGAAAAGAGATTTATAACCGCCTCTAGAAACAGGGCCAAGAAATGACACTACAGGAGCTCTTTGAGCGTTCCTATGTTGGTCTTACTGACAAGGGTGATACGCATGACTACATTCAGGGGTACTACCAGAAGGAGTTTGAAGATAAGCGCAATGCTATCTTAAACATCCTAGAGATAGGGGTTTTCTATGGTGGTAGTATGATGATGTTTTCTGACTGGCTTCCCGGTGCTGAGTTTGATGGCATTGACATCAATGAGCCTATGTATATGAAGGACAGGACCAAGGTAATGAATGCATACTCTCAGGAGGCCCTTTCTATGTATGAGGATGATTACTACGACTATATTATTGACGACGGACCCCATACGCTAGAGAGCATGATATATGTTACCGAGCACTGGATGAAGAAGCTCAAGTCCGGTGGTAAGTTGATTATTGAGGATGTTCAGTCTATAGAATGGTGCAAGGAGATAGAGAAGGCAGCCACTGGAAATGGCTTGTTTAAATTCACTATTTTTGACCTCAGAGAAAGAAAGAATCGTTACGACGATATACTTATAGAGATTCTTAAGTTATGAAAGGAAAGAAAGACCCCAAGTACTCTAAGATGCCTATGACTCCTTCCGAGACGGCAGAGTTTAAGCGCATGATGATGGAGCGTAGAAACACCCCTAGCGGTCCCGTTGGTGGTGAAGCTCAGCGCACTAAGTATGAAGAGCGCTTTATGAAGCTCCGCGACAAGTTCAAAAAAGGCGGTATGATGAAATACCTCAAGGGTGGTCAGGTAAAGCTTGACGCCAACAAGGACGGAAAGATTACCGGTGCTGACTTCAAAGCCCTAAGAAAAAAGTAATGAAGGCCAGAAAGTCAAAAACGACGGTTATGGTTCCGGCTCCAGAGGGATACCACTGGATGTCAGAGCGTGGACGATACTTTTTGATGCCCCATGAAGGGAAGTTCAAACCGCATACGAATGCGGCCCTTGAGATGCCCTTTAAGATTAAGAAATCACACTAGTCGATAGGCTCGTCACCCTCCATCTTACGGTAGAACTTAGCCACCGCCATCCTTCCTTTTTGGGATAGGGCGTATCTGACGCGGTAATTGTACTTTGTCTCATCTCTGAATAGGTGGTCTTCATAAGACTGACTAGGAGAAAGCTTATCGAAGTGCTTATATATGTACCCTTTCTTCACCAGGGGGTATAAAAGTCGAATCTCAAGCTTCATATAGCTTCTTTTATAGACCCGATGGATGTAGTCGATGGTGAAAAACTCATATTCATAGATGAATATCATAAACATCATCTCAGAATAGGTGATTTGCTGGGTCTTGACGATGTTTTTGGCGACAAGGTCAAAGTTTTTTAGGTAGTTTGCTTTGATGCTCCCGGGTTTCATGACTGAAAAGTCCCGAAACATCTTCTCGCGGTCTCCTTTACGCTTAGGCATTCAATTAAAAGTTATATTTGTAACAAAATTAAGGATATATGGCTACTCTGACAGGTCAAAAGGTAAAAGACGCTTATCAATCGCTCCTAAAGCTGGAGACAGGAACCCTTACGTCATCTACTAAAGTTGTTGAGGACGGTTCGGGAAACGACAGTGCCCTTAAGATTTCTACCGAAGCGGTTGAGGTTGCAGGTACACTGAACATCTCCTCAGCACCAGCATCTTCCTCTACGGAGCTTACGGCTCTATTTCTGGATGGCGCTACCAATAATATCGTCACCAGAGAGCTAGATTCTACTGCCTTTACTTCTTCTACCGTCTCTGTAGCCTCCCCGGTGGTTATCAGCGGCAGCGATGTGACACTCGATGACCCAGCGAACCTATCTGACATCACCTCCAGCACTTATGCTACAGATGATAAGTTCTTGATGTGGGATGAGAGCACCTCCTCTTGGAAGTCTATCTCATACAACAACCTTAAGACGGCGTTGATATCTAGCACTTATGTATCAGCCCCTGAGCTTGTTGCGCGTGTTAGTCCAGCCATCTCCCTTACAACGACCAGCAAGTATTTGGTATTCGCCAATACTGGCTCTTCTAGCACCGCCACGGTACAGATTGGAGACGCAAATACAGTATATACGCTTTCTGATGTTTATGGGTCAACCAATGACTCCGTAACCATCAATGAAGAGGGCGTGTATCAAGCTACCCTCTCTGCAAACCTTACAACGACATCTTCAAACGTAGAGGTTACTTTTTATTTTCGTATTAATGGAGCTCTTCAGGGAACTTCTGCGACGTCCATCGCATCTGCCGGTGAGCACTTCATCACGCAGACGACATTTTCTAACCTAAGCGGTGGGGATGTTGTTTCTGTTCAGGCAAAAGCATCTGCCTCAGCAGCCACCCTCAATCAATACAGCGTATTCCATCTCCGGAAACTCTAATGGTTGTTCCGTATATTTAAGATATGGATGCCGATAGGGGAAAAGAGCTTGAGTTCTTTATAGAGCTACGAGATAAAATGGATGAAATATCAGACTTGGTAGACAAGTATGATTTAAGGCAGCAATTTGTTTCGGCATTTATATTTGGCATTTCAGATGAGATGAAGCCCGGCGACGAAAAGGTGTGCATCAGGGCTGTTACGGGAATGACTGTCGTAGACGAAGATGAGCTAGATGTCGTCCTTACTCATTTGTACGAACAATTCAACCCTGAGCCAGAAAGGTCTGATAGTATAGATTTTTGGCTTAAATTTGGAAGCTCAGGCGAAGCTTAAATTGAAATGGAACTTATTAGAAAGATTGTAGTGGGTATTAACCCAAAGGATGCCATGGCCTATTTTGTAGGTCAGCGAGCGGGAGATTCATCAGTAGATGCTATTCTTCTTGATAAATCACATTTCCACAATACAGGCAAACGCAGATACTTAATTTATATATCCGACGAGAACTCTGGCACTAAGCTCTGGAAGTCAGTGGAGGATATGCCTTGTTTAATTGAATATGACTGTAATTTTTAATGCGCTCAATACGACACTATCTAGTTCGCATACCTAAACGTTTTAAAGACACAATACAGGTAGGCGAAAAGGAACTATATCTTGATACTAAGTTTAACGAGTTCCAGCATCGATTTATGGAAGGCGAGGTAATTGCCATACCAGAGAGGTTTAATGTTCCAGTAAAGGTTGGAGATACACTGTATTTCCACCACCATGTGGTTCTAGAGCCGCCTCAAGCCATAGATAAAGAGAATGATATCTACTATGTAACGGTAAATCCTGAAGAGCCTATCTTGTCCCAAGCATATGCTTTTAAATCCAAGGAGACCGGAGAGGTATCACCGCTTCAAAATTGGGTATTCATTAAACCCGTGGAGCAGGAGGCAGAGCTGAAAAGCAATTTTATACATATACATAGAGAAAAAGAAGACCCCAACAAAGAGGGGGAGGTAGCCTTTGATTCTGAGGCGATTAACGAGCTTGGCTTAAAGAAAGGCGATAGGGTATTCTTCCAGAAGGATGCCGACTACGAGATGGAGCTCGACGGGAATAAGTACTGGCGGATGAATACATCAATGTTGACCTATGCCAAAGTTTACAACGATTGATGCAGCACGACGATTGCTATCTTCTATGGAGACGGCTATCGACAATATGATTGCTGAGATTAAGAAGCCCGTTGACCAAGAGCTATCAGGCTCTCAACGCAAGGCTGAGCTTCAGTCTATCAAGCAGACAGCTGTAGATGCCAGAGAGCTACTGCAGGAAAGGCAGAGACTAGAGGAAATGATACATGAGCTATCAGACACTGGAAATATTGAAGAAATAAAAGACTTCAAAGGCGGTTTCGCCGAGAGGTTCGTTAAAAAATGAGCGGTTTAGTTGTTAAAGAAAAAGACGTTATTATTAATATATGTCCCAACGGTAGCGCTGGGGACATCATTGATTTGTCGAATCTACAAATACAGCTACCGAAGAAGCCCAGAAAGGAAGATATTCTTTTCCATGACCTTCCCAAAAAAGAACAGCATTGGCGCAGGGAAGAGGTACCCAAAGAACTAACGAACATACGTTCTATGGACGAGTGGTACGAGGCACCACGAGAGTTCAGGGAGAAGCATTCGGGATATGTCGAGCGAGAGTTCCAGAGGAGACAGGACGGCCTATGGTTTTATAACAATGGCGTTCCAACATATATCACGGGACACCATTATATGTTTTTGCAGTGGAGCAAGATTGATATTGGATACCCTAGCTATCTAGATTTCCAGAGAAAGCTTTTCATACATATGGCTGCCTGTGAGGCGGACCCACGCTCACTGGGGCAGATTTACACCAAATGCCGACGTTCTGGATACACCAATATGTGTAGCGCCGTATTGGCGGATGAAGCTTCCCAGGTAAAGGACAAGCTTCTCGGCATCATGAGCAAGACAGGTTCTGATGCTCAGGAAAACATCTTTATGAAAAAGGTGGTCTCCATATATAAGTCTTACCCTTTCTTCTTTAAGCCTATTCAGGATGGTACCACCAACCCACGTATGGAGTTGGCCTTTAGGGAGCCTTCAAAGCGCATTACCAAGAAGAATAAAACATCGCAGACAGACGAGGCCCTGAACACGATTATAAACTGGAAGAACACCACTAATAACGCATATGACGGCGAAAAGCTCCATGTGTTGTATCTGGACGAAGCGGGCAAGTGGGAGAAGCCTACGGACATCCGAGAGAGCTGGCGGATACATAGAACGTGTCTTTTGGTTGGACGTAAGATTGTCGGAAAGGCGCTTGTAGGTAGCACCGTGAACCCACTTGACAAGGGTGGGCGTCAGTACCGCGACCTTTACTACTCCTCAGACCCGAATGACAGAAATGAAAACGGAAGGACTAAGAGCGGGCTATATTCTATTTTTATTCCATCCTATGAAGCTCTAGAGGGGTTTTTTGACCGATACGGCAATCCCGTTGTTGAAGACCCAGAAAGCCCCATTATCGGAGAGGCGGGAGACGTAATAACCGTAGGGGCTAAGACGTTCTTAAAGAATGAAAGGAAGGCGCTCATAAACGACAGCTATGAACTAAACGAAGTCATACGTCAGTTCCCCTTCATGGAGGACGAAGCGTTTAGGGATTCGGCAAAGGCTAGTCTTTTTAATATCGGGAAGATATACGAGCAGATACAGCACAACATGGACCTGTTCCCGAATCCTGTTGTTATCGGTAACTTCGTCTGGGAGAATGGCGTTCAGGACACGAAAGTTTTCTTTAAGCCAGACGTAAATGGTAGGTGGCGTGTGTGCTGGATGCCGCCCGAAGACATCAGGAACAAAGAGGTGAACTATAACGGAAAGCGCATAGCCCCCAATGAGTTTTTAGGATGCGGTGGCGTTGACTCCTATGATATTGATGCTACAGTAGATGGACGCGGTTCAAAGGGTGCCTGCCACCTTTATAACAAGTTTAACATGGAGCACCCTAGCAATATGTTTGTTGCGGAGTACGCCTCCAGACCTCCTCTTGCTAAGATATTCTATGAAGATGTTTTGATGGCTGCTGTATTTTACGGCTACCCTATCCTTATAGAAAACAACAAGTACGGGATAGCAAGATACTTTGAATCAAGGGGTTACGACGGATACCTTATGGAGAGGCCAGCACACCTTGGTCTCAATAACGGAAGCAAGACAAAGGGCATACCATCTAACTCGCAAGATGTCATTCAGGCTCACGCTCAATCCGTAGAGGACTTTATTCATAATCACGTAGGGATGAATGAGGAGACCGCTCTAATGGGTAAGATGTATTTTGACAGGACGCTTGAAGACTGGATTAACTTCAGGATTGATGACCGGACGAAGTTTGACTTGACGATTAGTTCAGGACTTGCTTTGCTAGCCGCTCAGAAGGTTAAGACTACGGTAGTAAAAAGTGATTTCAACGACAAAGTGTTCTTTCGCCGTTTCAAAAGTACACGTGGTTAATATTTGTATATTTGCCAGTATAATATAGATTGGCTAACAATATGGACTATAATGGGATAGCGACAAACGCAGAGTCTACCTTCCCTGACCCTTTAGCAAGCCATGAAAAGAAAGCTTCTGATTCATACGGTATTAAGTATGCAAAAGCTATTTTTTCAGAGTGGGGTTCGTTAGATTCTGAGAGCTCCCTTTACCGAAGAAGGTTTAGGGAATTCGAGACATCGCGGGACTATGCCAATGGCACTCAGGATACTAGCAAGTATAAAGAGTTGTTGTCGTCATTAAACCCGAACAATGGGGATGGCTCATTACTTAATATTGATTGGTCACCCGTCCCTATCATTCCTAAGTTTTTAAAGATTGTAGTCAACAAGATTCTTTCTTCATCGCCATACCCTCAAGTAGAAGCTACAGACCCCCTCTCTAAGAATGAAAAAGACTTAGAGAAAAACAAGGTCCGTGTTCGTATCGAGAATAAAGATTTCATTGCCCAGGCAAAAGCCCTAGGTATTGAAGTAGATACAGACCCAGATACGCTTCCACAAACTGAGGAGGAACTAGAAATATTCTTAGAGACTAACATCAAGACAGACGCAGAGATTGCAGCTCAGATTGCAACTCAAATGACGCTTTCTTGGAATGACTATGACGAGAAGATTCAGAGACGCTGTGTTGAAGACTTAGTTACTTGCGGAATGGCTGTGGTCAAGCGCAACAATGACCCCAATTACGGCATTGTAACTGACTATGTCGACCCGGCTAGGTTTATCCACTCTTTTACTGAAGACCCCAACCTGTCAGATATCGTTTACGCGGGACACATTAAGCGAATGAGTATCGCTGAACTAAAGCGTGTTGCGGGTAATAAGTTCACGGAAGAGGAGTACGAGAAAATGGCAAATGCTGTTAGAAACAAATACTCTAACAACCCTAACCGCTTCGATGACTCTCGTTATGAATCTGGCCTTGACACATATCACTACGGTTACGATGAGTACACTGTAGAGGTTCTGGACTTTGAATTCATGTCTGTTGATAGCATGATTTTTGAGAAGAAGCAGTCTCGTTACGGAAACATTGGCTTCTACTACAAAGGAGAGGTTTACAAGCCTCAAACAAATAGCGTTTACGACAGAGAGCCAGTATACATGTACAATGCTACGGTATACGGCGGTAAGTTCATCATCGGATGTGATAAGATTTTTGATTACGGACCCAAGAAGAATGTACCCAAAAACGTACACGACCTAACGAAGACACGCTTGTCCTATAGCCCAATTGCTGTCAACATGCGCCGTATGATTCCAAAGTCTTTGGTTTCTGGTATTACTACGTTTGCTGACCAAATTCAGATATCACACCTTAAGATTCAACAGGCTATCGCTAAGGCTAAACCAGATGGCTTAGTTATTGACATTGAAGGACTTGAAAATGTTCAGCTTGGAATGGGCGGAGAATTACAACCGCTTGAGATTCAAGACATCTACGAACAGACTGGTGTTTTCTATTATCGCTCTCGCAATCCAGAAGGCGGTTTCCAGAATCCCCCAGTGCGTGAGATTAACAATGCCATCAGGAACGTTGAGCAGCTGATTAACCATTACAATCACTACCTCAATATGATTCGTGATACAACGGGCATTAACGAGGTTATGGACGGCTCATCTCCAAAGGGGGAGCAACTTGTTGGCGTTCGCCAGCAGGCCCTCGCCGCTGGAAACAATGCCATCTACGATATCACGAATGCCTCTTTGGTTTTGTATCGCAAGGTTTGTGAGGATATCATCAAGTGCCTTCAGATTCTGCCCCCTAAGTCGATTATCTATCAGGCATACGAGCGAGCTATCGGAAAAGCCAATATGGATGTTATAACATCATTTAGAGAGCTTCCGATGTACAACTTCGGTGTCCGTGTCATCCGCGAGATGAATGACAACGACAGAGCTTACCTGGAGCAAAATATCCAGATTGCTCTCGGCCAGAAGGAGATAGACCTTGAGGATGCTATTGCAATTCGTCAACTTAAAGACATTGACCAAGCGGAACGCTTATTGGTTATTCGCAGAAAGCAGCGCATCAAGAAGCAGCAAGAGCAGCAGATGCAAAACATCCAAGCTCAATCTGAAGCTAATCAGCAGGCTGCTCAGGTAGCTTCCCAATCAAAAATCCAAGAGCAGCAGATAATGTCGCAGATTGATTTGCAAAGACTTCAGTTTGAGGCACAGCTCAAGTCACAGATGCTGGAGTTGGAATATAAGCTCAAGTCTGACTTAGAAGTTGTTAAAGGCCAATATGATGTTTACTCTGCTCAGGCATCTCTAGATTCTTCAAAGTCCGTTGAGGAAATGAAAGAAGACAGAAAAGACGACAGGGTTAAAAAGCAGGCCGTAGAACAAAGCAAGCTCATCTCTCAACGCCAAGGACAGCGAGCCGAATTAGAGCCTGAAGATGAACAAGGCTTCTCAGAATTGCTTTCATAAAAGACATAAATTTGTAATATGGCTACAACGGTAAACTTAGATACTTCGCAAAGAGTGGACATCACCTGCAGGAAGGGTGATACGTTTACTCTTATCGTTACGTTTACTGATGCAGATGGAGACCCACTTGACCTTTCTTCCGGCTATCAATGGAAGATGGATGTTAAAGACACGGACACCTCTGCTTCTGACATTATTGCTGATGATTCTTTCGCATACACCGGAAACGCATCAGGTGAACTGACTATTTCTGCAAGTGCTGCAATTATGGCTGCTGTCACCTCAGGTACCTATGTATACGACCTGCAAAGTTCCGTTGCTGGCGTTGTCAAAACTTGGCTATACGGAATCTTTAAAATAAATGAGGACATTTCAGAATGAGTGGCATCAATGTACAATCTGGCGATACGGTTAATGTTAGCGTTACGCAAACATCTACATCCGGCGTATCCGTTATAGAAAAGCCTACCGGTAGCGCATCCGTTACTGGTGTTGTTGGCGGCGGAGGTGATGCTAATTATGTGCATACTCAGGGGTCACCTTCTGCGACGTGGGAGGTTCAACACAACCTTGGTAAAAAACCTTCAGTCACCGTTGTCAGTTCGTCTGGCGCTGTGGTTTTTGGTGTAGTTGAATATATAGACAATAATAACGTAAGACTAATTTTCGAATCAGGGGCTTTTTCTGGACAAGCCTACTTTAACTAATCAACTATGGCTATTAAGTTTTTATCAGCGATTGACCTTGGCGGCTTAGAGCTTATCAACTCTAAACCACAGTTCATTGCCAACAGTTTACTTATCAATAGCGGTACGCCTGGAGCTGGTGAACTATTAGCTTCTGCCCACGAAGGTCGTATTGTTTACGACTCTACCGATAATGTAATCCGTTTCTCTGACGGCTCGACTTGGCTTGACGTATCAGGCGATATCCGTTCTATCATTGCAGGAGGGGGCCTTACTGGAGATTCTACTACTGGAGATGTAACTCTTGCCGTGGGTGCTGGAACCGGTATTACGGTAAATGCCGATGATGTCGCCCTAGACACCTCCAACACGCGCAACGTAGCGCACGATACCATTACATTGACCGCTGGAGACGGCTTGACAGGCGGTGGAGATATCACCACATCTCGCACGTTCACCGTTGGCGCCGGTACGGGTATCACGGTGAATACTGATGATGTCCAACTGAAGAATGCTGGCAACCTTACTCAGTATAAACTGTTGATGTGGGGCGCTAATCAGTTGGAGCAACCAAACATTACTCGCACGGTAGACTTGAGTGATAATGAGACCATCACCTTCGGTGGCGTTGAGGTTGTTATATCTGGTAACCTTACTGTAAACGGTACTACCACTAGCGTAAACTCTAACGAGGTTAACATCGGTGATTCAATCATCAAGTTGAACTCTGACGAGACTGGAGCAGCTACGCAGGACGCAGGTTTTGAAGTTGAGCGTGGAACAGATACCAACGTGTCATTCATCTGGAATGAAACAAACGACTACTTCTCTACTGTAGACCAGAAGCTCCACATCGGGTCGGTTGATACATTGACCCCTGATGGTACGGACTTCTTCTACATGTATGAGAATGCAACGGGAGAGACTGGCATCGTTAAAAAGGCTAACGTAAATACTGTTGCTGACCTCCTTGGCGCTCCTAAGTGGTTCACGCTTGATTCATCACAGGATTCTGTTTCCAAGACGGGAAATGCATACACCATCACTCACGACTACAATACGCAACGTATAATGGTTCAGGTTGTGGATTCCACGACATTTGAGACTGTGCACGTAGACGCCACTCGTCCTAGCACTTCAACTGTGACCATTTCATTTGCGAACTCCGTAACCGAAGGCGATTACATTGCAATCCTTTCCGCTGCTAAGTTGAATGGTGACTCACTTGTCTATGAGGGACTGAGTCCATCGCCTTGATAACTTGATTTCTAACTAAATGAGGAGGGGGCTGGCTTATGTCAAGCCCCCTTTCTTTTTCGTATTTTTGACAAATAGTATAGCGTTATGTCTCAAAAATTTTTAAGTCCAGTTAA